ACGGTGCCACCATCAGCCGGGGTGTCGACCAGGGCCGTCGGCGGTGCGGACGTCGGGGACGACGCGGTCGCAGACCAGGGCGACGGGTCGGCGTGCTCACCCCACGTGCGTACCTGCCACTCGACCGCGGTCCCGTTGGCGTACGTCCCACCGGGCAGCGTCCACGACGACACCCCGGACCCGACCTTGCCGGTCGTCGTCCACGACGAGCCGCCCGCCGCACGGTGGTGCACCTCGAAGGCCGACTGCGCGGACGTGTCGACCGGGTTGTGCGTCCAGGACCACGTCACGTCGAGGTCGGCATCCCGGATGCTCGACGGCCCGAGCCCGCTCGGTGCGTTCGGCGGCGCGGCGAGCTGGACGACACCCGACTGCACGAACGCGGAGCCGAGCGATGGGGTCGACACGGTCGCTCGGACCCGGTACTGCCACGTCGAGGTCGGCGACGGCGAGGTGTGCGTCCACGACGTCACCCCGGCCCCGACGTTGACCGCGTTGCCCCACGCGCCACCGTCCGCGCGCCGCTCGATCGTCGCCCCGGTCGCCGTGGTCGCCGCGTTGGTCCAGCGCACGATGATGTTCGCGCCGGACTTGGCCGCGGACACTCCCGTCGGTGCGGCGGGGGTCGTGTAGATCGCCGCGGACGCCGACGACACCGCCGACCACCCGGAGGCGTTCTGCGCCCGGAGCCGGTACTGGTAGCGGCGGTCGGCGCGGGTGGACGTGTCGGTCCACGACTGCGAGCCCGTCGTGGAGTAGGTCCCCGAGATCGTCCCGACCGCGGCCCACGCGCCCGTGACGTTGTCCCACCGCTGCACCTGCTGCGCCGTGTACGGGGCGGTCGACGTCGCCGCGCGCTGCCACGACACCGTGTGCGAGGTGTCCGACACGCGCGACACCGTGACCGACGTCGGCGCGGCAGGCGCGGCCGGGGCGGTCGTGAAGGAAGTGGCAGGCGAGTACGCTCCCGGACCGGCGGCGTTCGTGCCACGGACGCGCGCATAGTAGGTCGTCATCGGGTCGAGCCCCGTGACCGTCTGCGGCGTGCTGGCGCCAGCGTCGAAGACGTTGCCCGTGAACGACGGCGACTCGCTGACCTGCAGACGCCACGACGTGATCGGCGAACCGTTCGCCTGCGCCGTCGTGGACGTCCACGCCACACGCGCCGTCGACGCCGTGATCGCCGAGACCGTCGGAGCAGGCGACGGACCAGGCACGCCGATGCGCGCCGGGACCGTCACGTAGCCCGACAGCGACCGCGACGCCAACGCCTCGTAGCCCGAGATGCTGCCCGTGACGTCCACGCGCACCGTCGAGCCGATGACCGTCGCCACCGAGCCCGTGCGCGACACCAGCAGCGTGCGACCACCCGACGACCCGTGCGACACCGACGCCCCGGCCGACGCCGAGCCCAGGTCGCCCGAGATCGAGTTCGTGTTCGTCGAGTCCGACAGAGAGTTCTCGGTCTCGAGGTACAGGCGCGTCGTCAGGCTGACGGACGTCGCCGTGCCAGTCGCACCCGGATCCTCGATGTACAGCTCGAGCCGGTAGCGGCCGCCCGCGCCGTAGGAGTACCAGGACGAGTAGAAGGTCGCCATGAACTACACCCCCGCCTTCTGCCGCGCCAGACGCCGCACATCAGCCACCCACGCCTCGAGCTCGGCCATGGACCGCAGTCGCGACGGGTCGACCGTCACGCGGATGTCGTAGGTGTCGCCCCGCCCGGCCGTCCGTGCGCCTGCGGGATTCGCCATCGGCGCCGGGACCGAGACCGCGGCGGCGGCGACACGCGCGTACCGTGCCGCGCCCGCCTCCCCACCGACGTCGTATCCGGACGCCAGCAACCGCCGCAGCTGGTACACCGCCCCCTGACCGCCCAGCCGGTTCACGTCCTCCACCGTCAGCACGTGCTCACCCGGCATCAGCATCGACAGGACCGAGTCCTTGCCCGGCACACCCCCGGTGACCGCACCGCCCGCGGCATTGAACTTCACGTTCGTCCCCGGGACCGAGTACGACGTGCCGCCCTTCGCGTCGACGAACATCCGGATCCGGCGCCCGTCGTTCAGCTTGATGAAGTCCGACACGACGCGCTGCGCGGCCGCGGCGTCCGCGACGAGCTTCGTGTACACCTGGTTCGGGATCAGCCCGTACGCCTTCGCGAGATCGCGGGCCTCCTGCTCGGTCTTGCCGAGCTTCTTCGCCATGTCGACGAACTGGGCGAGCTGCGCCTCCGTCGTGTCCTGCAGCTCCCGGCCCGTCGCGTTGTTCTTCTCCATCGCGTCGGTGACGGTCTGCCAGCGGCGCACCTGGTCGAGCAGCGCGGACTCAACGTCACGCGCCGCTGCGGCCTTCTCGTCGTCGGACGCCGTCGAGTCCTTCTGGACCTTCGTCGCACGCTGCGCCGTCTCGGTGAACCGCTGCAGGCCCTCCTCCGCCTGCAGCTGCGCCTCCCGAAGCGACAGGTTCGCGCCCGCCGCCTCACGCTTCGCGTCGATGTTGTCCTTCGTCGCAGACGTGTCGTCGCGGATCGCGCCGGTCTGGTCGGTCGTCGCATGCAGCCCGGCACGCTGCTCGTCGGTCCACGCCGCCTGCGCGGCCGCTACATCCTTCGACTGGACACCGAGCCGCTTCGCCAGGTCCGCGAGCCGCCCGTACTCCCCGCCCGCATCCGATGCCGCGACCTCAGACGCGTGGAGCCGCGCCTTCAGATCGTCGAACCCGCCCGGCTTGCTCAGCTGCGCGTCCGCGACGACGTACTCGCCGCGCAACGCCTCCGTCTGCGACTTGAGCCGAGCAGCCTGAGTCTCCGCGTCCGCGAGCGTCGCCGCGAACCGCTCGGCACCGGCCGACGACGGGTCGATCGCGAAGTCGACGACGTCGTCGAGCGCGACCCCGAGCTCCTTGGCCTTCTTGATCGTCCCGTCGTCGACGAGCGCCTTGTAGACCGTCGCCCGCGTGTTCTCGGTGATCGCACCGGTCGCCTCGTCCAGCGAGTCACGCAGATCATCGACCCGCGCCTTCGCCTCCGCCTGCTTCCCCGCGAAGTACCCCAGTGCCGTGGTGATCCCGGTGATCGCGAGACCGACCGGGTTCGAGATGAACGCGGCCTTCAACGCCGCCCCGACCGTCTTGATCCCAGTCGACGCGACGACACTCGCCGCCCCGATCGTCCCGATGGCTCGCGACGACGTCCCCGACAACGCCGTCTGGATCCGCACCTGCTCGTTGAACGACGCGAACGCCGCCGACACTGGCTTGAACACCGCCGCGAGCCCGAGCGCCTTGAACGCGGTGAACGCCGTCACCGCCGCAAGTACCGGCGTCGGCAGACCGGCCACCCACGACACGACCTCAGCCAGGACCTCCACGACCGGGCCCGCCGCCGCGACGAACCCATCGAGTGCGGGACCGGCTTGCACGGCGAGCAGGTTCACCAGCGGCACGAACGCGTTCACCAGGTCGACCACCGACGGGGCGAGCGTCGTGATCGCAGACAGCACGGAGTCCGCGAGGCTCACACCCATCTGCCCGAGCACCGGCACGAGCGGGGCGAGCGTGTCCAGCAGCGCCTGCCCGACACGACGCACCTCAGGGGACGTCGCACCGAACGCGACCAGCCCGGCCACGACCGGGTTCAGAGCGGGCAGGAACCGGCCGAGGACCGGGATCGACCCCGACCCCAACGCGAAGAACGACGCACCGAGCCCGCTGACGAGCGGCGCGTAGTGCACGAGCTTGTCGATCTGCCCGTTGACCTTCGACAGGTCCCACCCGTTGATCGCCGACCGTGCCCGGTCCAGCGCGGGCGTGATCCGGTTCAACCCGGGACCGAGACGCACGAGCATGATGTCGACGAACGGCTTCGCCTTCTGCTCGAGCGCGCGCAGCAGGTCCGCGACCTTGTTCGCCCACTCGACCGCCCGGCCGCCGCCCTTCGGGTCGACGAACGGCGCCGCCAGGACGCTGCCGATGTCACGCCACGCACCCTTGATGCGGTCCGTGGCACCGTCCATCTGCTGCTTGATCGCCGCGGTCGCACCACCGAACCGGTCCATCAGCCCGGTCACGAGCGGGTCCCACACCTTCGCGACGGGGATACCCCCGGGCTTCGACGCGAGCTCGCGGATCTGCGCACCGGTCTTGCCCATCGCCTCGCCGACGATCCCGGCCGCGTCGATGCCGTACTGGCCGAGCTGGTTCAGGGTCTCCCCGGTGAGCTTGCCCTGCCCCTGCATCTGCGCGAGCGCGTAGGTGACCTGTGCGACCTGGTCGTTCGACCCGCCGACCGCGGCGACCGCGTTCTGGATCGCGTCGAGCGCGGGGATGACCTTCTTCGCCTCCACACCGAACCCGAGCAGCTGCTGCTGCGCGGTGATGAAGACCTGCTTCGCGAACGGGGACGTCTTGGCGAACGCGTCGAGCTTGTCCATCTGCGCGTTCGCCTTCTCGGCGCCGCCGAGCAGCGTGGACAGCGCGGCACGGGACGACTGCTGCAAACGATTGTAGTCGTAGCCGACCTTCCCGACCGCGATCCCCAGCCCGCCGAGGGTCGTGACCGCCGTCGAGAACGCACCTGCGACAGCCCTCGCGGTCGTCCCGGCCGCCGACGCCAGACCCGACAGCTTCTGCCCCGACGTCGACATGCCACGGTCGAAGCCGCTGCTGTCGAGCGTCAGGAACGCGGTCAGCTCGCCGACCTTCAGTCCCATACGGTCACCCCTCTCGCGGCAGCGGACCGTTCAGGTCCCGGGACAGTGCCGACTCCGGCACGGTGAGCAGCCCGAGGATCCGGGCACGCAGCCACGGCCACGGCCGGGCACGGGTCGTCGGGTCTCCCAGGTCGACCCCGTAGAAGCGGTGCAGGTCGATCTCGATCAGGTGCCAGCGGTCGAGGAGCTGTCGCCACGAGACCCGGCGTCCTTGCTGCTCGCGCGCGGGCCGGTGTTTCGGGCGGAGCGCGGGCGGGACTCGCCGGTACGCGGGGTAGATGCCGTTCGCGTCGGGCGTTCCGATGCCGTACTGGGCCCACTCGACGGGGCCTGCGGTTCCCCCGAGGCACCACCACCGGCACCGTGCAGCGCGTCGAACAGGTCATCCGCGGCGGCCTCACCGAGGACGTGCAGGTACAGGGCGTACTGGGCGGCCCGCTCGACGTGCGGTGCAGGGACACGCGCGGCGAGCATCGCCTCGTACGTGTCATCGCCGAGCGCGAGACGCTGCAGCCCCTCGGGCCCGTTGATGCCGTCGAGCAGCTCGAGCACCTCGGGGCTCGGCTGCTCTGAGGCCCCCGCCATGAGCTGCATGCCCGACGCGACGATCGCGGCGAGCTTCAGCCCCGATGCCTGGTCGGGTGGGGTCAGCGTGAACGTCCCCCACTGGCCGAGGGTGATCGTGTGGTCGGGGGCGAGGTAGGCGGTCAGGTCCTTCATCGGTGATCCTCCTGGTGCGAGAGGACCGTGCGGGGGCAGGTGCACCTACCCGCCCCCGCACGGGGTCAGGGAACGGGTCAGGCGCCGCGCGAGTACGGGAACGCGGTCGACGTCCCGGCGGGGCTGGTGACGACGATGTCGGCCTGCCGGGGTGCGTCCTCGTCGGCGGGCACCACCAGGACGATCACCGAGTCGCCGATGACGGTCAGGTCGTCGACGTCGACACCGCCGAGGGTGACGCCCGTCGCGGCCGCGAACCCGGAGCCGCGGACGGTGACCTGCTCGCCCTCGGCGGCACCCGACGGCAGGGCGCTCGTGACGACCGGGGCCGCGGTACCGGGCGTGCCGGGGTTCGCGATGACCTGGACGGGGCCGGCGGACGTCGCGGTGATCGCCCATCCACCGGTCTCGGCGTTGCCGGTGTTCTGCCGGTCGGCCTGCACGGTGAAGTGCCCCTCACGGGCGTACGCCGCACCCTCGGAGTCGTAGTACCGCAGGTGGACCTGACCGTCCTTCCCGCGGATGCCGGGTGCGGCGGCGTCGATGAGCTTCTGCAGCTCGGGCAGGTACGTGCCGTCGACGTTCCGCTGGACCTGGACGGTGAAGCCGAGCGTGTCGGCCTCGCCGACGCGGACCTGGTTCGCCGCGCCGCGGTCGTCGTAGGTTGCGGCGTCGAGCATCGTCGGCGTCGACTGCGGGGCGACCGCGGACGAGAAGCGGATCTGCTGCCAGTTCGGGACGTCGCTCGCGGGGAAGTCGAGGTCGATGTCGATGACGAGCTCGTACGAGAAGCCGAGGTCGGTCATGGTGATGCCTCCAGGGGCGTGTTGAGGATGATCTCGAAGTTGTCGGTCCGCTCCTGGCGGCCGTTGTCGTCGGCGCCCAGGCGGGCGGACGAGATCCTGCGGGCCCGCGCGACACCGTCTCGGTGGTGCACCCCGTGCAGCGCCGCGAACCCTGCAGACGCGAGCACGTCCGCACCTGCAGGGACTCCCGGCGCGCCGCGGTAGCGGACCTGCACGTACCGCACGGTGATGCCCGTGCTGACGGGGTCGTCGGCCGAGTAGACGGCGACCCCCACACCCCGGTCGGGGGCGGCGGCGATCGGCCCGTAGTAGATCCCGACCTCCGACGTGGTGTACGACGGGCCGCCCGGTCGCCACGCGCCGACACCGGCGGCCGCGAGCCACGATGCGATGAGGCGGGTCAGGGTGGCGTCGTCCATCAGGCACCTCCGAGGGCACGCCGTAGCGCGGTCGCGATGATCGCCTGCGCTTCACCTGCGGTGTCGTCGAGTGCGGACTCGAGGAACTTCGCCTGCCCGTGACGGTGCCGGTAGGTCAGGTCCTCGTGCTGGCGGGCGGCGTACGGCAGGTCGGTCGAGACGGTCGCGACGAGCTCGCTCGTCGTGGCGGGTCCGACGAGCTGCGACGAGCGCAGGTCACCGACGTCGAGGGGGGTGCGTGCGACCGACACTGCGCGCACGCGTTCGGCGGCGGCGGTGAGGCCGGTCGCGGCCGCGGCGCGCACAGCGGCTGCGACCGGCTGCCCTTGCCAGGTGACCTTGACGTCCACGGTGCCCTCGCTCTCAGGTGAGGTTCGCGACGACGTGGCTGGGCAGCGCGAGCGGCCCGCCGTCGAGGTCGGCGCACGTGATCACCGTGGCGGCCCGGGTGGGCAGCGTGACCCTCGCCCCGGGCGCCAGTGCGGTGGTGCCTGCGGGGGCGTACACGGTGGTCTCCGACACAACCTCGCGCCCGTCAGGTCCCCGGACGAGTCGCCGCGTGTCCTCGACGAAGCAGCGCACATCGACGGCGGACGCGTACACGTCGCCCTCCCCACCGGACCCGATGAGCTGCTCGACGCTGATCGTGTGCACGAAGAAGTCCTCGAGGGTGCTCATCCGTGCACACCGACCTCGGAGGGCACCAGGCCGGCCGCAGCGAGGATCAGCAGAGCCTCCTGGCACAGACGGGTCGCGGCGGCAGACCGGGCGCTCATCGCGGTGACAGACGCGGCAGCGGCAGTGTCGTACTCGACGCGTGCCGTCCCCAGCGCCTTCGCCCTCGTCGGAGCAGCCTGCAGCTGCACACCTCCGGCGGCAGGGTCGACGTCGGCCGCGACCCACGCGGCGACCTGTGCGCACGTCGCATCCCGGAACGCCGCCCAGGCGAAGTCCTGGGAGGGTGCGCCGTCGTCGTCGGTGTCGTAGATCGCGGTGAGGGTAGCGCGTCGCACGAGCGCGGACGCGGCCCGCAGCAGGGCTCCGGTGTTGGCGGGGGCGGGATTGACCCACCCGGTGAGGTCGTCCGTGGTGGCGTAGACGAGCATGACGGCCTCCTCGAGGTGGGGTGGCGGCTGGGGCGCAGGTCGACCGTGCAAGGGGCAGAAAGGACGTGACGGCCAGACGTGGCGTTACCCGCCACGGACCCCTCAGTTCGCCTTCACCGCAGGTGTTCCTACGTGGGCCGTCTTTCGCGGTGTTGACGCCTCAGCCGCCGAGACCCGCCGCCGGTGTGCGGGCACGGCGGCGGGTCGTACGGGTCAGGCCGGCGGGGCCTGCGCGGCGGTGATCGCCGCGACGATGTCGGCCTTGTTCGACGCGGACCCGAGGTCGACGTCGTAGGCCTTCGCGAACGCCTTCAACTCGGCGCTCTTCCACGCCTCGCTCGGTGCACCGTCGGGGAACGGAGCCTTCGGCTCGGCGTCGACCGTGTACCCGTGCCGCTCGAAGTACGCGAGCGCGGCCCTGTCGTCGGTCTCGCCGACGCCGTCCGCGAACGTGACGCCTGCGACGACCCCAGTGAAGCCCTTCACGGGGGTGTGGATCTTCGGTGCCATGGTGTGCTCCTGGTGCTCAGGTGTCCTTGCGGACGATGGACTCCCACCAGCGGAAGGTCGCGACGACCGCACCGTCCTTCCACGCCTGCAGCGACCCGTCGGGGCCGTCGTAGTCGAGGTGGTCGGCCTGCACGGTCTTCGACTTGTCGCCGCCGGTGGAGATGACGTACGTGCCGGGCTCGGACAGCCCGGTCGGGATGGAGCCGTACACGGTTGCGCTCCTGTCAGGTGCGGGACGCGGCCCGGGCGCACATCACCTGTGCGCCCGGGCCGGGCGTCACTGGACGCGGATGTTCCGGAAGACCGCGGCGGCCTTCGTGGCCTTCAGCGCGACCGCGACGGGCCCGAGCTCGACCTCGCCCTTCTTCACCGCACCCGCGGTGTCGAAGTTCGGCAGCCAGGACTGCACGAGGCGCCCACCGACCGTGGACACCCCGTGGAACCCGTCGAGGCCGACCCGGTAGGCGAACAGGTCCGTCAGCCCGGTCGTCGGGTCCTCGTCGTCGCCGACGGTGCGGCTGGCGATCGGGATGACCGGGTTGTTCGTACCGGCCTTCGCACCGGGGTCGGCGAACACGATCCCGCCGTACGTCTCGCGGACGATCGGCCGCCCGCCCGGGCCGACGAGGTCGTCGACCGGGTTGCGGGTGTACATCCCGGCGCGGCGGGCAGCGGCCCGGACGCGGGCCAGCGCCTTCGCGTTGCCGAGGATGACCGTCGGGGTGCCGTCGAGCAGCGCGAGGAACTCGTCGATCGCGTCGAGGGCCTTGTGCTCGGCGCGGGTGCTCGAGTCGAAGTCCCGCCAGTCCGTGACCTCGTCGGCACGGAACTCCGTGCTGCTGCCGGTCAGGGCCTTGTCGAGACCGTCGAAGCCGTTGGCGTCGGTCGCGACGTCGCCGTTGATGACGAGGTCCGCGAACTGCGCGTTCGCGGCCTTGATCTTCTGCTGCATGTTCAGCGTGACGGCGTTCGACGCGGCCGGGCCGATCTGCGCGATGACACGGTCGACCTCGAACGACCCGCCGAGCACGGCCAGCGTGACCGTGTGCTTCGACGTGGTCACGTTCTGCGGCGTGTACTCCGCGTTCAGCGCACGGGTCGACGCGGTCGCCTGCGTGGCGAGACGCCGGTACCCGTAGTCGAGGGTCGCGCCGCCACCGGCGGGGTTGACGACGTCGTCGAAGATCAGGGAGTCAGCGACGGCGGACTCCTTGCGGAACTCGTCGATGACGGCCGGGTCGTAGTCGGTCGCCGCGTTGTTCTTGGACTCGGCCAGGGAGACGGCCATGGTTGACCTCCAGGTCAGGAGTTGCCGTAGTGCGCCTCGACGGCGCCGGCGAGGGTGGTGGGCTTCTTCGATCCCTCACCGGTCCCGCCGGTGTGGTCGACGCTGCTCGCAGCTGCCACCGGGGCGGCCTTGAGCGTGGGGTTCTCGGTCACGGCGGCCTGCGCGGCCGCGATGACCTTGGTGGTGAAGTCCTCGGCCGTGGGGTCGAGGGTCGCGACCTTCGCCAGGAAGGTGCGGGAGTCGGTGAGCGCGGCGGGGTTACCGCCGTGCTGTGCGGCGGTGCGGTACACGGCGAGCTCGACGGCGGACTGCTGCGCCTGCTTCTGTGCAGCGGTGACCTGCTCGGCGAGCTGCTCGGCCGTGGGGGTGCCCTGCCCGTCGGTGACGAGACCGAGGGCCTTGCCGAGGTCCTGCACGAGTGCGTCGCGGGCCTCCTGCGCGGCGGTGGCCTTCGCGTTGGTGCGCGACGACGCGTTCTCGCGGCGCAGGCGCGCGATCTCGGCCTTCAGCGCTGCGGGGTCGTCGGGGAGCGTCTCGCCGCCCTGCGTGCCCTCCTGTGCGCCCGTGGCGGCCGCGGCGCCGACGCTGGCGGTGCTGGTCTGCGCGGCAGCCTGCTCCGAACCGGCAGTGCCGGTCGTGCCGGACGCCTCCGCGGTACCGGTGGCCTCACCGGGCGCCTCCATGCGGGCGTCGCCGAACGTCTGCCGGTGGAAGGCGAGCAGCTGGTCGACGAAGTCGGGCGCCGCCATGTCGACGACGGTCGTGGCCGGGATGTACGCGGGGATGGTGCGGGACACGCTGACCTCCTGGGTCGGGATGGGCCCCGGCGCCGGGCCGGGCATGACGAAGGCCCCGACACCAGGGCGGTGCGGGGCCTCAGAAACGGCAATCGGGCATAGGGCGAGGACCGGCTGCGCTGCCAATCCTGGCTGCGGGACCGGCCCTCACAGCCAGAATACGGAACCAGCACGCGGGACACCGACCGCATCCGCGGTGGCGCGGCGGCCGAGGTTGACCTGCTCGCGGTACCGCTTGCGGTTCAGCCCGGTGGCGTCGACGTGCTCGCGGATGCGCCGCTGCAGGTCCCGCACGGCGGTGTTCGCGCGCCGCCGCCCGTCCGGGGTGACCGCCGCCGCGGCGTCGATCTTCGCCTTGCGGACCTCACGCTCCAGGTACCGCAGATGCTCACGCTGCTGCTCGAGCTCCGGGTCGTACGTCGTCGCGTCCACCACGACCGGCAGACCAGGCACGAACGCAACGGTCGTGCACCGGCAGTTCGGGTGCTGCCACCCCTGGTCGCGTGCCTGCTCGAGCGTCCCCGCGACCACCACCGTGACGGTGCCCGACCCGACCGCTGACGGGACAACCACCCGACCGGTCGAGCCCGCGCCGATCCGCACGACCTTGCCCGCCCACTGCGCGCACGACTGACACCCGTCCGACCCGACGACCACGCTGACGAGGTCGGTCCCGTTGTCGACGAGCGTCTGCTCGTGCTGTGCGTTCCACGCCCTGCGTGCGGCCGTGCGCGTCGCCATCTCCACGTACGTCGCCGAGTTCCAGCGACGCCCGGCCTTGTCGATGAACGCCGGCGCGCCACGGCGGATGAGGTCCTGCCAGGCGGCGGCCTGCGCGGTGCGGGTCGTCTGCCCGAGCCCGAGCAGCAGCCGCGACGTCGGCCCGGCGATGACCTGCCGGTACACGTCGTCCGGCCACCGCAGGATCCGCCGCGTCACGTCGTCGAACGCGGACGTCAGGTCCAAGGTGAGGGCCTGTGCTGCGAACGCACCTCGTGCGACCGAGGTCGTGCGCACGAGGGCGGGGACGTCGCCGAGGGCCGCGAGCTCGTCGAGTGCGGCGGCGACACCGCCCGCTGTGGCTGCCTCAAGGATCGCGGCGACCTGCTCGGATGTGGCGGCGCGCAGGGCTGCGGCGACCTGCTGGGCCGCGGCGCGCAGCTCGCTGATCCGCAAGAGCGTGTCCGCGGTGTCCGCACCCGTCTCAAGGCCGGCGGCGACCTGCACGGAGATCGCCCGCTGCAGTGACGCTTCCGCATCGGCGAACATCCCCGCGAGGTCGGCGATCGCCTTGTCGAGCGCGTCACGGTCGTCAGGCCACCAGACGGCCACGGGTCTACTCCGTGATCGCGAAGGGGTCGCCCACAGGCACGCCACGCTCGCGCAGGATCGCCACAGCCTCAGCGTCGACGCGGACGGCGTCCCAGTCAGGGTGCACGAGAGCCACGAGCGTGCGTGTGGACGCAGCTTCGGCGGCGCGCAATGCCGCGGCCGTCTGCGCCGCCTGCAGCGGCGTCTCCCAGATCCCGTCGGGGAACGACACCGTGAGGCCGGTCCCCTCGTGACGCTGGTGGAACACGTCGGCGTTGACGCTCAGGAGCTTGCCGACGAGCTCCTGCAGTGCGGGCCGCCACAGACGCAGCTTGCGACCCCGGGTCTTCAGGGAGCGGGACTCACGGGCCATGACCTCGGTCGCGGTCGTCTGCGACGTCTCACCCTGCTCGCCGAACGTCTGCACGGAGTACCCCGCGGACTGCACGATCCGGTCGGACCACTCCTGCGCGGACGCCCGGTGCTCCTCGAACCGGATCGCGAACTGCACGGGGGTGATCGGCGCGTCACCTTCTTCGGCGGCCGCGAGCTTCAGCGGTGCGAAGACCTCACGGTCGAGGTCCATGCTCGCCCCGGCGCCGGGCCCGTTGTCGTCGAGCATGTACCGGGCCACGACGAGCCGCGCCTTCGCGAGCCGGATGTCACGCATCCACGCGGCGTGGATCTCGTCGAGGTCATCGAGGAGCGACTCGATGCCGTCGATGTCTGCGGCGCCGAGCCCGCCAGCGGGAGCGACGCCGCGCCACGCCTTCGCGGTCGCAGGGTCGGTGTTCGGGATGTACACCACGGACAGGCCCGGGGTGCGCCCGGCGGCGACGTACCCGTCAGCGGCGACAGCGTCCGCGAGGGGCGCGGTCGCGGCCTTGTCGGTCAGGGGTACGGGGCGCCCGAGCCGGTCGGGGCTGCCCTGGTACAGGCCGTGCTGGATGACACCGATGCCGGTGGGGAGCAGCTCGTGGCGCTCGAGGTGCCGCCACACGGTGGACCCGTCCCGGTCGACGACGTGCCAGAACGTGACCGCCCGCAACCGCCCCCAGGTGAACTCGGGGACGGCCTCGTCGGCGGGGACGACGGTGACGAACGCGTGGTCGGCGACGGCGGGGTCCCAGGTGACCCGCAGGTACACGCCGCCGAGCGCGGCGGCGGCTTCAGCGCCACCCGTGAGCGTCGCGAACAGCGGGTCGGCGAGGGTGTCGTCGAGGTACCCCTGGGTGGTCGTGTCCTCGACGTGGATCGTCGGCGGCTCGGAGAACAGCAGGTCCGCGCTGGTGCGGGCGATGTCCGCGGCGAGGGGCACGTGCGTGAAGTCCTGCCGCTGCCCGCTGTTCTGGGGGCGGCCCCACCAGAACCGGGCGGCCGCACCGACGACCCCGCCGCGCAGCTGTGACGGTCGGGTCACGGGCCCGCGGGTGGGTCCGCCGGTGCGGTAGACGGCGGTGAGCTGGTCGGGGTTGCCGGTCCACCAGGCGGACCACGCGGTGAGCGTCGGGGTGATCTGCTCGAGGTGCTTGGGGGGCCACGCGGTGTCGGTGGTGGGCAGCGGCATCGGGCGGCACCTCCTCGTGTCGGTGGTCGATGGGAAGGTGCGAGCACCAACGAGGAAGGGGGTCCAACGTGGACACCAGTGATGCACGGGCGCGCGTGGAGCGTGTGGTCAAGCTGCAGGAGCAGATCGAGGCGGCGACGCTCGTCTGGAAGCCTGCGCCGGTGACGGCTGGCCTGATCGACAGCGCGGCTGGCGGGGAGGTCGCACTGGCGACCGTTCCGCTCGAACGTGTCGTCGGAGACGGCGAGACGACGACCGCGCGTGTCGCGGTCGTGACCGAGTCATTCGTCGTCCTCGCGTCCTTCACCGACGCGTGGCCGGCCGAGACCTGGGGTGATCCGGTCACCGATGGGCCGGTCGTGCTCCAGGTGTTGCGACGGTCGAGCATCATCGATCTTCGGGTCGAACTCGACGGAGTGACCCGGTCCGGGGACCGGTCGGACGTCCCGCTCGGCCGAGTGCCGAAGGCCGCCCGCGTCACCGCCCGGTTCCGCGACACGGACCAGGTCCTCACCTTCACCGGGACCCTGCCGCCGTTCGACGTGCAGGCGGTGTACGCCGAGCTGCTGGCGGGCCTGCGAGCGTCCTAGTCGGTGTCGTCACCCGGTGCCGTGTCGGCCGCCGGCGCGAGGGGAATCAGGTCCCGCCAGTCCAGGCGGGTCGTGTAGACCGCGTACCGCAGTGCGTCGACCTCGTCGTCGTCGGCCTTCACCGGTTCGTCCTGCCCCCGCGCGGTCGCCTTGTCGGACCACACGTACCCGCCGATCCGGTCGATGAGGTGTGTGCACGTGTCGGCGACGACGAGCCGGTCGGTCGCCAGGAGCGCGGAGATCGTGCGAATGCCGGGCAGGACGGCCTTGTGGGCGTTGCGGACTCCGCGCACACCGTCGTGCTGCAGCTGGTTGCGGAACGACGCGGCGGCGGAGTCGACAGCGACCCACTCGGGTGTGCGCCACGCGTCGACGGGCTGGCGTGCGAGCCAGGTCCGGAACCGGGCGGACTGCTCACCCTGGGTCGCGGCGCCGGGCGCCCACTCGGCGAGCACGTACAGCCGGTGCTCACTGGTGTGCCCGTCGCGCAGGTCGGGACCGAGCCCGAGGAGGTACCCGCGGGTGTGGTGGGTGTCGCCGTAGTCGACACCCACGGCCAGGACCCGGTCCATGGTCGGGAACGCGGCGGCGGGTGCGACGTGGCGGGCCGGGTCCCAGGTCTCGTAGATCGCGCCGGCGGCTTGGACCCACTCGCCGAGGATGAACCGCCGGTACCAGAGGCCGACGTACTCGCGGCACACCTGCGCGACGTAGGCCGGGTCGAGGTGCGTGTTGTCCGTGAGTCGGAACCGGAACACCTGGTAGCCGAGCGCGTCGGCACGGTCGACGACCTGCTTCTTCAGCCAGTGCGCGGGCCCGTCGGGGTTGGTGGTGGCGAACAGGCGCGCGCCGGGGACGGACATGCGCCCGAGGAGCTGCGTCCAGAACGCTTCGGAGACGAGGGTGGCTTCGTCGACGTACGCCCCGGCGACGGTCAGGCCGCGCAGGACCATCTCGGCGCGGGCGTCGGACGCGCCAAGTACGTGCACGGTGCGGCCGAGGATCTGCGCGGTGGGGGCGCCCGCGGTGTAGGTGACGTGCCGGGCGAGCGCACCGAACAGGCTGACGTCTTGCAGGGGTCCGAAGACGTTGCGGGCGATGGACTCGCGGGTTCGGCCGACGACGACGAGCGCACCACCGTGGGGGGCGTGCGCGACGAAGATCAGCCACGCGAGGAGGGACGCGATGGTCTTCCCGGACCGGATGCTGCCGGTCCAGAGGTTGACGCGTGCGGTCGCGCGGGCGATGGACCAGACCTGCCGCGGGGACAGGCCGGCGAGCACCGCGGCGATGACGGCCGCGGACGCGACGACGACGGTCATGCGACCCACTCCCAGCGGACGCGCTCGACGCCGCCGGTCGCCCTCGGACTGCGCGGCCGGCTGACAGAGTGGGTAGACCAGTCGCCTCGCGCGCGCAGCTCAGCAACGCGACGAGCGCCCGCAGCGCGCAAACTCGCACCGGACTCGTCGGCCCTGGTGTAGGTGACCATCCGTCGGTAGCCGAGCGCTCGCGCAGCCCGCCACGCGGCGCCGTACAGCATCGAGTTAGCGTTGGGGCAGCCGTCAGTGCACGTGCGGTTGACCTCGACGGTCAGTCCGTCGTCGAGCGCGCGGGCGACAGGCCGGCCTACCGTGGCGACGCCGCGGAGCGCGCCGTCGTCGTCGAGGACGCTCAGCGAGAACCGATGCCCGACGGGCGGCGCGTTGTGCCGATGGTGCGCTCGTACGTACTCGCGCGCGGCGGCGAGCGTGATGGGCGCGACGCGGAGGCGGCCGCTCACGCCGGCTCCTGGTCGCCGAGCTTGTCGGCGGCGGCGGCGATCGCCGCGGCGATCCCGTCGAGCATGCCGACGGCCTCGGCGACTCCCTGGTCGGCGTCCATCCGCTCGAGGCGTTCGATCGCACCGACGAGGGTGTTCACGGTCTGCGCGAGCTTCAGCTTGTCGGCGTGGGGCGGCTCCGCGAGGGTCCGTTCCTCGTAGGTGTTGTCCTTGCCGCCGAAGTTGAACACGACGGTCGGCGCCCACAGCTGGGTGCGGACACGCTCAGCGTCGGCGAGCAGGTCCGAGCGCAGGGTCGCGCGGCGTGCGCGGGCGTCGGTGACACGGGCGTGGGTGGCGGCGGCGGTGCGGGTGCGGTCTGCGGCGGACAGGCCGAGGTGTGCGAGGCGGCGGGCGACGGCGGTCTTGGACCGGTTGAGGTCGAGGGCCATGGCGCGCACGGACGTCTCGGCGGTGTGGAGCTCGCGGAGGCGGTCGTCGTCGTCGGCGGTCCAGGTGGAGCGGTTGGACACGGCGCTCACCTGCCTTGGGCCGGGCGGCACCCGCGCCTGGCGTGGTGTCGCGTGGGCATGCGAAGAGCCCACGGCGCAGGGGGTACGCGGTGGGCTCTTCGACAGTTGTGGTGATCCTGACGGAATGGTGCGTGACAGGTGTGTGAGCCGTCAAGCCGTGAGCGTGGGGCGCACTGGCACGGCACGCTCGGCGACGAGGTCGAGGACGTCCCCGACCCGGTACAAGGGCCGCCCACGCCGGTCCGCACGCGGCCGGCCCTGCTCGTCGACGGCGACGGCGAGGACCCGTCGACGCTTCCACTGGCGGATCCGGTCAGCGGTGACCGGGACACCGAGCCCGTCGATCGCGCGGGCGAGGTCAACGGCAGGCAGGACGTGGTCCTCGAGCTGCTCGAGGAGGGTCTGCTGCCGGACGGACACGTCCCAGGTGGTGCCGCAGCGTGGGCACTCGACGGTGGCGCACCCGTCGTGGGCATAGAGCTGCTCGGTGCACGTCGTGGGGACCAGCGACGGGACGGGTGCGCCGGTGTCGTCGACGGCGCCGAGCCGCATGGGTGTCTCGATGAGCGCACCGCAGGTCCCGACGAACACACGGTCGGCGGGCCGGTCGATCGCGGTGCGCGCGTGACGGAGTGCGGCGCTGAGCTCGTCGATGGCCTGCGGGCCGGTGGGGTGGCGGGCGAGCCACCTGGTGGCGTCGCGCAGGTACTCGCCGATGCCAGCCCAGGTGGTGGGCAGGGTGTGGCCGCGCACGGCGGTGATCCAGTCGGCCCACGCGACGAGCGTGTTGCGGGTGACGAAGATCGCGTCGGCGGCGCCGAGGTGCACGACGAGCGGGGTGGTGGCGGCGGTGAGCGGGGCGGGGTGCGGGTCGTCGTCGATGTCGGGGGTGGCGGGGCCGGTGCTGGCGTAGCGGGTGGTGAAGACGGCTTGGCGGGTGAGGGTGGTGTCGAGGTCGCCGAACAGGCCGGGCAGGTCGGTGAGCAGGCCGCGTAGGCGCCCGGTGCAGCTGCGGCAGGCGTACTGGTCGGGGTCGAGGGTGGGTGCGCCGTCGCGGTGGGTGAGGGGGCAGACGTGCGGGTCGGCCATGGGGTCTCCGTGCCTTGTTGCGGGTTGGACAAGCGTTCAGGGTTGTCAGATCGGGCGCCAGCGGACGGGCGGGTCGGGCAATGGTTGGTGGTCGATCGCGCACAGTCGTGGGCCGAGCTCGCGGAGGCGGTCGTCGACGAGGGCGGCGTGCATGGTGCAGAACGTGTGCCACGGGTGTGCGGTGGTGCAGCGGGCTTGGCCGGCGCGGGTGGCGGGTGCGGTGCAGCGCGGCGACTCGCACGGCACTTCGGCGGTGAGGTCGACGTCGACGGTGGTCGTGTGGGTGGTCGCTGGGAGGCTGCGCGCACGCGCGTCGGCGCTGGGCTGGCGGCGGGACGAGAGGAGCACGGTGATGGTGAAAGCACTCGGGAGAGCTGCGTGGCGGCTCGTGATCGGGCTGGTCGCGGCGGCGGCCGTGGCGGTCGTGGCGTGGGCGACGTTGCTGCAGGTGGAGGGGACGCTGGTCGACCGGATCGGGGGGCTGTGATGGTGAAGGCGTTCCTGCATGTGAACGGTGTCGACTACGAGCTCGCGACACCGCTCGCGGAGCCGCAGGTGCAGCAGCTCGTTGAGCGCATCGCGTCGGCGGCTGACCCGGTGCAGCGGGTGACGGTCAAGCAGGGGCGCGTCGACGTGACGCTCGTCATCAAGACAGCGCTGGTGTGGAGCGTGTCGGGGTGGGTCAAGACGCCGGGCCAGGCCGTCGTCGTCTGAGCGTGAGGCCCGGCGGACACGCGTGTGGGACGTGTCCGTCGGGCTCACTCCGCACCTCGATTCCCAGCGCGGGCACGCATCTCGTCCAGGGTGCTCATCGGTCGCATGCTCCTTCGGGGTGGGTCAGCCAGCACACCTCGCACACGGGGTGCCGCATGGTCAGGTCGGTGTCCCCCAGGGCGGTGCGGAGATCGCGGACGAACCTCCACCCGTCCTCCCCGAACGTTCCCCACTCGTCGTCGTAGTAGCGGTCCAGCAGCGCGAACCGGCGGCGCCTTACGCGCGCTAGGCGCCTCCACCTGCTCTGCGCTGACCGTCTGCGCGGTACCACCACGGGAGGCGAGGGCATCATCAACGATGTCCAGTGCGTCGCCGATGGCTGCGGCGATAGCCTCTGCCAACGCCCACCGGTCGACTTCCCCGTGCACGGGTGCCGCTCCACCCCCGCGTCCGGCAGACGGGCCGTCGCTGATGACGGACTGGCCGGGGCAGTCGCACAGCTGCGCCGCGGCACCCGAACGCGCGCGGGACAGTCCCGGAACGTCCCCCGTCCCGTCCGTCGTCGTGCCGTTCGGGTTGCTGTGGTGGTTGTGGGTCATCGGTCTTCCTCTCGGTCGTTGGCGTGTTGGTTCTGCCAGTCGTGGAGTGCGGTGGTGTGGTCGTCGGGCTCGTCGTCGGGTTCGTTGTCGGTGAGGTGGGCGGCGAGGGCGAGGGTGGTGTGGGCGTATTGGCTGGTGAGGCTCACGGCTTCTCCTGGAGTGGGTCGCCGTATCCGACGGCGCGTAGCTGGGCGAGCGAGGACTCGAGCGACATGCGCACGACGGCGTGGTCGGTGATCGCGTCGCGCAGGTCGTCGGGGTAGCCGCGTAGGTCGGCGATCCACCCGTGGCGCCAGTACGCGTGCCAGCGCTGGGCGTTGGGTGCGCCGACGCCGCGGCGCTGCACGACGAGGAACGCGATGGCGGCGCCGGCGTGCATCCGTTCGCGCGCGGTCTCGGCGAGCCAGCGCTCTACGTCGCCGTCGCTGTGGGACCGAGCTGCCTCGCCGCCCTTGACCTCGAGGATGACGCCGGGGCAGAGGCCGATGTCGCCGCGGTCGTGGTTTCCGGTGAGGGTGAGCCGGTCGGCGTTGGGGAAGCCGAGGCGGCGTGCGGCGCGGACGACGGCGGTTTCGGCGGCGGTGCCGATCTGCTTGGGGCGGTTGACCATGGTGCTCCTCAGAACGGTGGCGGGGCGTCGTGGTCGACGGTGTGCCGGTGGGGGGTGGGTAGGGGTGCGTGGGTGAGGGGTGG